CTGCCGATTAAGCTATTTTTTGTAGTTTCCCAAACAACTATCACATTTACTAAGCAAATGTATAGAACTTTCACCCTAGTTTCGGCTACAATAGTGACATTAGTCGCTGCGTATTTCAACAGGCTAGGTGCCGTAGTAAGGTATACGTTTACAGTAGACTTTAGAGACAGGGTAACAGAGCTTTATAAAGAGCGTTTAAGCGTAGTACAATTTAAAGACAGGTTAGTTGACATTTATAAGCAACGAACTGTCCTTGCAAACACAAGTAATAAAAAGGTCTCAAAATGAGCCAGTTTTATGTATATGAACACATAACAAAAGATACTAATGCCGTATTTTACGTTGGCAAAGGCACTGGCTATAGAAGTGGCTCAAAAAGCGACAGAAACATACATTGGAAAAGAGTTGCCAAAAAACATGGTTTTACCGTAAATATAGTTGCTCAAAATTTAGATGAAGAATTGGCATTTTTATGCGAACAAGAAAGAATTGACCAATTAAGAAGGCTTGGCGTAAAACTATGCAATTACACTGATGGTGGCGAAGGTATATCTGGTCATAAACATTCTGAAGAAACTAAAAAGAAATTATCAGAAAAAGCTATTGGTCGAAACGTTGGACATACATTTAATGTAGGCAGAAAACAAACAAAAGAATGGAAAGAAAAAATATCAAAATCTCTTTTTGGAAACAAATATAGGTTAGGAATACCACATACTAAAGAATCTATTGAAAAGATTAAATTCCATTCTGCAGGAAAAAATAACCCAATGTATGGAAAAATAAGAATTACCAATGGTTTTGAAAACAAAATTATATTGCCAAATGATACTATTCCAGATGGATGGACTAGAGGTATGGCTAAAAGAGGTAAAAAATAATGTCACAATTTAGTTACAAGCTAGTACCAGAATCAGAGGTCTTTAGCTTTGATTTTAACCCTGTTTTGCAACCATCCGAGACTTTAACATCGGCTACTTGCACTGCTATTACAGCACAAGGTACAGATACAAATCCATCTGCCATCCTTTCAGGAACACCCGTATTTACATTAGGCAAGGCATCTCAAAGGGTTATTGGCGGTGTCGCTGATAATACTTACCGATTGATTATGACTTGTGGTACTAACCAGGGTAACGTTTACACCTGTATTGGTGACATCCCAGTTTACTCTCCAGACGAGATTTAATATGGGTCACGCAGATTTCTTACGTAATGGCGATTACAACGGTATATGTGATGCTTGTGGTCACAAATACAAGTTTTCGCAATTAAAGTTACGTTGGGATGGGCTGTATGTTTGTAGCTACGACTGGGAGATTCGCCAGCCTCAAGACTATGTAAAGGGTGTACGAGACAATATGTCTGTACCAGTCTCTAGACCACAGGCTCCACAAGAATACAGCATTGTACAATCAACAATTGAATTGGTTGATGGATTTACTGTCAACGATACATATACATTAGATTAGGATAATATATGGGCCGTCCTTTATATACCAATAACGCAGCCACCTATTTAGCTTTTGGAATAACCAATACAGCAACAACAATGCAGGTATCTGCAAATGCTGGAGGGTTATTTCCAAACCCAACTAATGGAGATTATTTTTATGTTACTTTAATCAGTTTAAGCGGCCCAATTATTGAAATTGTAAAATGTACTGCACGTAACGGTGATATTTTCACTATTGAACGTGGACAAGAAGGTACATCTCCACTGTATTGGAATACAGGTGATAACGTACAGTTGCGTATCACCGCTGCTGGTTTAAATTATATTGTTTCAAGTAAAGATACAGTAACCATTTTTGAAGAATATCAAACGGCAACGCAAGGACAAACAATATTTACTATTAGTTCTTTTTCTTACATAGTTGGAGTAAATTCTTTATCTGTCTATGTTAACGGAAGTAAACAAATTAAAAATCTAAATTATGCAGAAACATCTACATCAGTAGTTACATTTAATTCTGGATTAAATGTTGGAGATGTAGTTGAATTTGTTTTTGTAGAAAATATATATGGCTAATATGCTTTTCGCCAACAACTGTAATACTACTTTAGCTAGTAGTCTTACTAGTGGTGCAACCTCAATGTCGGTTACATCTGCGACAGGCTTTCCTTCTCCTACTGGAGTTCAATATTTTTATTGCACATTAGCTGATGCTGCCACTCAAACAACTATCGAGATTGTTAAAGTCACCTCAGTATCAGGAACTACGTTTGCCATTACTAGAGCGCAGGACGGAACATCTGCCACAGCGTTTGCTGCAGGTGCAGTAGTATCTTTACGCTTAGTTCGTGCAAGTCTTAATGACTTTCCTAAGTTAGATGAGACAAATACATTTAATGCTGACCAAGCTATTAGTGGTCAATTAACTTCTTCTGCTGGTTTAGCAACAACAGGTACATTTACTGCGACTGCCCCTAGCGATGGTCTAATAATGGACTATGCAACTGGATTTGGTCGTTTTAGTGCTTTTGCTGGAGATGGTTTCCAATGGTATAACGCTGGAATAGCTAATACTAAGTTGATGCAATTGTCATCAAGTGGCGTAATTACAACAGCTACTTGGAATGGTGTTACTGTAGGCGTTGCTTATGGTGGTACAGGATTAACTAGCCTTACTGCTGGTTATATTCCTTATGGAAATGGAACAAGTGCATTTAGCTCTAGCTCTAGCCTTTATTTTAGCGGAACTAATTTAGGCATTGGTACAAGTAGCCCCTCAAGAATATTAGAAGTATCTAATGCAAATGGCATTGGTAGAATAACATCTTCAACTGGAACAAATGCTTCTTTTTTAGAATTTAATAATATTTCAGGAGTAAATATTATTGGAAACGAAGGAAGTTCTGGCGGTAATTTATTTATTGGAACTACTGCTTATGCTTTTGTTTTAGGAACTGTTGGTTCTTATCCATTACAACTTTGCACTAATAATAGAGTTCAAGCTACTGTATTTTCTTCTGGCGGTGTTTCCATTGGCAACACTACAGACCCAGGAGCAACTAATTTATCCGTAAATGGTGTTATTAAAATTGGCTCAAATCAAGCGGTAAATGGACCTGCTTTTAGTGCTTATGCTACAACTAATCAATCATTAAGTGGTTTAGCTAATACAAAAGTTTTATTTGATACAAAAGAATACGATACAAATACAAATTTTTCATCTAGTAGATTTACGCCTACTGTTGCTGGATATTATCAATTAAATGCTGGAGTAAGACCAAACAATTCAAATGCTGAAGCTGCTGCATTTATATATAAAAACGGAAGCGCATATAAAAGTGGTCAAAATGTGGCAATTTCATTAGGAACTCAAAATGAAGTCGCTATTTCTACTTTAGTTTATGCAAATGGTTCTACTGATTATTTTGAGGTTTATGTTTACTTAGGGTCTGCTGGTACATCTTCAGGAAATTCAACTTCAACTTGGTTTAATGGATGTATGGTTAGAGGTGCATAAAAATGCTATCTGAAAAAATTAAATTAATTTATCCACAATTAACTAATGATGATTTTTCTCCATCAATAGGAACAATTATTATTCAAAATGATAGTGATGGTAAAGGAGATTATATTGCAAAATGGAATCATCCTACATTACTTGAACCAACATTGGAACAATTGCAATGACAACATTAATACCAAAATTTGATTTAAAAAATGGTGGCTCTACACCTACAGGAGCTATCAATAGACCAATTAATCAAAAACTTGCAGATATTGTTTCTGTAAAAGATTTTGGAGCTGTGGGAGATGGAGTAACGGATGATACTGCTGCGATTACAGCAGCTTTAGCAACATCAAATTATATAAGTTTTCCAAACGGAACTTACGCAGTAACAAGCATAACCATCACAAATGGCAAAACTATATATTTTAATAATTCACAAATATTAGCTTTATCTAATAGTAATAATCCAGTAATAATTACTGGTTCTTATAATGTAATTTATAATTTAAACATTAACTGTAATTTTAATGCTAGTATTTATGGTTTTCAATGGATAAGCAGTTCTTCATACACTTGTCAATTTAATAAAGTATATGGATTAAACATTTCTAATGCTGTATATGGAATAGTTTATGGGGCAGTACCTGGAGGAAGTGCTTATAACGCACCACAATCTGAAAATACTATTTATAGCTATACAACAAGAGCAGTTCAAATTCCTATTTGTTGTAATCAACCAAATGGCGCACTAACTCTTATAAGCCCTATTCTTGATTGCGATTCTTTTGAATGGTCAAGTCAATCAGGATATAACGCAACAACTTATTATACAAATGCTTATTGTGTAATTAATTTACAAACATTACTTACTGTTATTGGCGGTGAATTATTAAAAGCTGGAAGTAATCTTGGTTATGGTATTTGGGGCGGTGGAACTTTTTTAAACAACACAATAGAAATACCTGGATTGCAAGCATTAATTACTAATGATTTAACAATATCAAATAATCAAAATGGGTATTTTAATTTAAATAGTGGGCCAGCTTTTAAATTTGATAATTCTGCATCAGGTAAAAATCAAGGAGCAACTTTAACTTTAGATAATTTTGTTTTAAATAGACCTAATGGATATGAGCCATCTGCTGGAGATTATTTAATATCTGGCACTCCTACATTGCCTTCTTCTGTAGTTTTAAATAACACAGTTGTTAATAATTGGACAGGGGCGCAAGTTCTTGATGTTTCATCTACAAATATTTCTATAGTAGTTTCTAATGCTAGATTTGTTAATTACACTACTAGTGGTTCACTTTACCAAAATCAACTTTTACCAAATACAAAATCTATTCAAAGTACAACAATATCATCTGCTATTTCAATAGGGCCATTATCGGAAATTTGTACAGTTTCTGGAACAAATGCAATACAAACTATTACACCTCCATATTTTGGTTTTATTGGTTCAATAACAATTATACCAACTGGCGTATTTACAACTATTACTGGAGGTAATATTGCTATTGGCTCTACTGCTGTTGTAGGAAAATCATTAGTTATGACTTATGATGGTTCTTTATGGCATCCCAGTTATTAATTTAAAGAAAATATGAAAACATTTACATTAGAAGACCAAGAAGCAGCATTTATCCTTCGTGTGGTAGGTCAATTGCCTACTGAATCAGGAGCATATCCATTGCTTCAAAAGCTACAACAGCAGTATGCTTTAATTACTGAAGAACCAAAAGCGGAATAATATGACAACAACTTACTCACAATCTAGGGACGCAGTTATTAATGGAGCACTCCGTGTATTGGGAGTAATTGGTGCTGGAGATAGCCCTACCCCACAAGACTATCAGAACTGTTCGGAAGCCCTAAACCTGTACATTAAACAACTACAGACTAAGGGTATGCCCTTATGGTTAGTAGAAGACCTCCCAGTACCTATGGTTGCAGGTCAATATACCTACACATTAGGCCCAACAGGTGATGTAGTCTGTGACCGCCCATTAAGAGTCGTTATGGCGTTCATTAGAAGCCCTCAGGGGAACGATACAACCCTTCAGGTCATCTCACGTCAAGAGTATATGCAACAGGGCTATAAACCCTCTTCTGGCACTCCTAATCAGGTCTATTACGACCCACAGTTAGGTAATGGCGTATTGTATGTATTTAACAATCCTAATGCTGCAGGATGGACTATTCACCTACAGGTACAACAACCTATTTCAGACATCCTAACTCCTAATGCAGTTCCTCAATTTCCATCTGAATGGTTCAATACATTAAAGTTTGGATTGGCTGACCAGTTAGCCCTTGAGTATGGTGTTCCTGCACAAGTACGTGCTGAACTAGCTCAACGTGCCGCTAAGTATGAAGAAGTAATGACTGATTGGAGCCAAGAAGAGGCCTCTACTTCTTTCCAACCTGATTATAGATTTAGGGGTTAATTATGGCAATTAGCCGTATACCTCTTGCTCATAACATTGGTAGTCGTGATGGAACCTTAAACAAGGATTCAAAGCTAGGCAATGCAATTATCGAAGTAGAGAAAAAAGAGTCTATTGCAGCCGTTAAACGCCCAGGACTCAAAACTTATCAGACTCTAACTGCAGGAGAAGGACTTGGTATCTTTGCCGCTGGTACTCACTTACTTACTATTATTGGAACTACCTTCTATGACAATGGAGTGGCTAATGCTACCCCTGTTGATGGCACAGGGTCATACGACTTCATCTACTCGGTAGACCAAACTCAAGTCTTTTTTAAAAATGCCAATCATGGGTATGTCTATACCATTGCAACAAGCACCATTTTAGATTTACAAGGCACCATTACGACGCAAAACGGTACTACTGTATCAGGTACCCCCGTAGTAACATTATCTGCATCTAATCCTGCAATTCAGGTTGGACAGATTGTGACAGGGACAGGAGTTCCCCTTGGCACTTATGTTTTAACTATATTTGGTACTGCCTTAACTTTAAGTCAAAATGCTACAGCTTCTGGAACCGTTAGTCTTACCTTTACTACCTCTTATCCTGCTACTACTGTACCAGGTGCGGTGTTTGTGGATGGGTATTATGTTGTTGGGACTCCTGAAGGGTTACTTTATAACTCTAACGTAGAAGACCCTACAACTTGGCAAGCAATTAACTACATTGGTGTAGTGTCTTCTGCCGACCCGTTATTGGCTATTGGTAGGACAATTAACTACATTGTTACTTATGGTTCCTTTCATATTGAATTTTTCTATGACGCAGGGACATCCCCAGGTAGCCCATTTTTACCATACCAAAACTCAGTAATTAAATTTGGTATTGCAGCCAAATATTCTTTAGTGCAAATGGACAATACCCTTGTTTGGATGTCTACAAGCTACCAAAAGGGCTTCCAAGTAATGACAATGGCTGGTCAATCAGCACAAGTCATTTCTAACCAATATATTGAAAGAATTATCAATAACTGTAATCCTGCATCTGCTTATGCCTTTAGCATTAAGACTTCAGGGCACTCTTTATACGTATTAACCCTTAGAGACTTAGGGTATACCCTAGTATATGACTTTGCTCAAAATGGTTGGACA